TAAGGTTCTTCTCGTAGCGTTCAAGCCTCTGTTCTCCCCACTTCAAGAAGTTAATCGTTGCCCACTTGCCAGCGATGGTAGCTTTGTCAACGGTATAGACTGAGGCTGATGCTGCGAGATATCCGGTGGCTCCCAGGACGATGATCTCCTCGAGATGAGTAGGGATAGTCGATGACTCGGCGAGGGTGTGCTCCTTATACCACCTTACCCGGGCATCGTCTCCGTCGCCTTCGTCGTCCATCTGGATAGTATCCTGCCAGATTCGGAATTTCTGGTAGTGGCTAGGGTTCTCCCCGATAGGGAACTCAACGGACTCGACTCCGACCAAGCCTGACAAGCTGGAGATATCGATGTCCCTGCTGCTCTCGACGGTAGCGATATCGTCCTGCTGCTGTATGGGGGACACTATAGAGAACTCCTTAACCACCCTCTCGATGGCTCCGTCCACCTGGTCGTTGGTCCAACGATAGTTAGCATCATCTTCGTCCTGGAGGTCCTCCCGGACTCTCGCTCTCATTGTTGCTAGATCCATAATCTCATCCTTTCAGTTAGAGGGAGGGGGAGGTCGATATCCCCCTCCCCTAGCGCAGGAGGTGTAAAATGTGGCCTTGCCAGGCAATGCTGGCAAGCTTTTATCAGTCCTTCACCCCTGTCATCATGGCCGCTTTGACGTTGGAAAAGAGGGCTAGCGACACATACCATTTAACCCTCGTCCTGGTGGCGTCCTTGGTCTCCAGTGAGCCAAGCCGTTCCACCTGAAGCATTTCGGGGCTGGAAAGCCCGCACACGCCGCCCTCGCCCATCTGGAAGGCGAAGATAGCCGAGCAAGCATTGGTGGAAGTGCCGACGGTGTAGTTGTCCTTGATCCAATCGGAGACGGCTATCCGTATGCCGTTATAGAGCTGGATCTGCTCCATGAACATCCCCGGCCTGGTCTCGAGGACTGTACCTGACGCCCTGATAAGGGACTGGAGCTTCCTCCGGCTCCTCTTGCTCATCAAGAGCATGTCGGGCTTACCGCCTCTGACAAGGTCAATGAGCTTATCCAGGTTGTTTAGGCTAAGGGTGGCACCGTTGGCTCCTGTTCCCAGGTGGTGGCCGTACTTACAGGTCCACGTCACCTGATCGTCAACGACGGTGGCTCCCTCCTGGGTAGGCCAGGTAGGCTCGGTAGTGGCATGAGTCTTCTTATCGCCAGCTGCCGCCGTGCACTCATACCGGAAGCCGTTCTCCAGGCCTTCGGTGGGGACGACAATGTCGCCCACCTCTGTGACGGTATCGGCTACCCAGGCGGTATCCTGGAGAAGCTTATACAAGCCCGAGGGCTGCTCCGAGGCACCCGACCCGTTAAGGAAGGCGTTCTCAAACTCATGCTGGACCGCCTTGGCCTTCTGCTCGATGACGGCAACCTCGAGGTCCTGGACATTACTCCTAGTGGCCTTAAGGAAGTTGTCGACATCGGCGTCTCCGCCAAGGATCTGGAGGGTAGCGGTCACCTGCTCGAACTCGGGCTCGGACTGAGTCCATGTTCCCGATACAGGTGCATACCACCCAACGGTAGGCAACGTCTTCTCACGGTTGTACTTAAGGCTGTTACCTACAATCTGAATGAAGGGCAGCTCCTGCAAAATAGGGCTGTCCTTGATAATAGTCTCTATGATTCCTTTAAGAAGGATATCGGTAGAGAGTTTACTTGCTTCTGCTAAAGATATACTCATAGTTAGCTAGTTCCTCCTTTTTGACGAAGTCCCGCGGCGATCATGTCCTTATTGGACATGCCTTCGGTCGTTTCTCCCCTGGTTGGAGCTCCAGCAGGTACTTTGGCTGCCGCAGTTTCCGACTCCAAGGTCTTCTTGACCGAGGCTACCAGGCCTTTGCCTTTCTCGACTGAAGCGTCGATTTCAGCGATGGTCTCGCCGCTGATCATGTCCTCGGGAACCTGGGGATTAGAGGCTTTGGCCATGCCGAGGTACTTGGAAACGGCCTGATCTCTAGCTTCCTTCACCGATGCGAGCTCTGCAGTGGAGGCTTCGCTTCCCTGCTTCGCTTCGCTTAACGCCGTTTCGAGCTCGGCGAGCCTGGTGTCCTTCTCGGCTAAGGCTTCCTCCAGGGTGGTCTTGGCCTTCTGCTCCTCCTCGAGCTGAGCCTTCACGGCGGCGATGTCCTCGGCCGTTGGGGCTTTGTCCTGGTTCTCCGGGACTTCCTTATTCTCCTGGTCTTCCTGGTTGTTGGCTTCTGCCATAAATTCCTCCTTGTTATTGAGTTATCATTCAGGCACTTCCATGTCCGCGGCAACCGCTCTCTCTCTCGCTCCGCCACGAGTGGAGGCTGCCCTAAACTCCTGATTCATTGTGAGGATCTTCTCCCTCTCCTCAAGCCACCTGGTGAACTCCTCATCGGGGTCCATAATGCCCATCTCGTCCATAGCCGTCCTCCTACTGTGGACTCCTGCCTGGACGAGGAGCTGCTCGTTCTGAGCCTGCCGTTGGGTATCCTGGGGAAGTATCTCTCCCCACACAACTCGGTGGGTAATACCGTCAAGGTTCTCGCCCAGGTATTTCTGAGCAAGCTTCAATATCATTTCGGTTCTCTGGTGATAGGCGTTAGTCCTGATGGTCCTTTTCCTGGTGACCTTCTGAATTAAACTCCCGAGCTCAATCTGCATGGCTGCTCCTGATAAGTCCCTCTCGGTGCCGCCATAGGCTGCTCGAGGCGTTTCAGAGATATCGTGAAGGCAGCGGTAAATCAAATCAATGTAATCAATATGGAGTCTGATGCCGCCGCCCTGGAGCAGGTCTAAAAGATAGGCTTTGGCATCCTCGGGTATGGTCCACACCGCTCCTGGCTGGACCTGGATATCTTCTGATTCGCCGATGTTCTCGAGGACCGCGATGGGATTGCCTGACAGCTCCAGTATCCGGGACAACTGGCTGACCGCTCGATTCAGCTCCCGCTGCGGCTGTTTAACTGAGGGGATATCGGAAGTCCCCCAAAACTGTTTAGGCTCCCTCAAGTTGGGGAAGATGATAAACGGGATGAAGCCGTAGGGGTTTGGCTTTGACTCGATGCGGTCGTTATCCAGGAAGAGCTCGAAGTCCTTGGCTGTCCACAGCTCTGTGACGGTGGCCGCCTTCGTGGCGCCATAAAGAAGGTCGGCTTCGGCCTTGCTGAGCTTATACCTGGAAGCCACCCTCCACACTTTGCTCAGGTCATCGCCTAGCCACCAGGCGTAGATGCCCCGGACATCGGGGGCGGTTATCTTGATGCGCTTCTCGTCCGGGTCCCAGATAACCTTATAGCATCCGTCGCCGAGGATAGCGGTGTCTATCTCGGTCTCCCAATCGAGCTGCTGCAGGTTGTTGTTTTGATAGACGTCCTGGAGTAGGTGCTCGGCACGGACAACCTTTTCTTTGAGCTCGTCGGTGTTCTCGGCAGGGTAACAAGCGAAGGTCAATCCCTGCATTAGATAGCTGGTGACCTTATCAATGGCCACCTTAGCATAGTTAAATACCAGTTGGCGGTGCTTCCCTTGTTTCTCCCACTGGCTGCCGTTGTAGAAATTGAGGTTATTGGTGTAGTCTGCCAACCTGTTTGTGTCGATACGGGCTAGCTCTGAAGGATTAAATTCATTCATTTCGTAAGCCTCCCTTGGCTATTCTCGGAATAAAGTCTTTTGCCCCCTCAACTAGCAGGGCGAGACTCATCAAATAATCGTCGTGCCCCTCCGATGGGTCGACGTAGAAATTCATCGTCTGGTTGAGGCGGAATTGCTGCCGTGCTTTCTCTAGCTGAAACATAAGCTGCTTATACTCGGGGCTGCCGTCCTGCTTGTAGAGCTTCAACCTCGAACTGTTAATGAAGGCCAACACCTCAAAAGCGAGGTCTGACTTGCTCTTCTGCGTGAATGTGAACGGTTGTATACGGCTGCCGAGCTCCTTTCTGAGAAAGCTAGCTACGGGCTGTCCGATACCGGTAGCATCAACGGTGACTCTGCGGCAATTCCACCGCTTTAGTATATCCACCGTCTGGCTGTAGACCTGGCTGTGCGGCATGCCTGTCCACTGGTAGTGCTCGACTACATGAATGGATGGCTCGGTGCGGGTGGTGTCTGTCTCTGCGATAGTGATGACTGTAGAGTCAAGCTTTTGCCTGGCCGCCGCCAGGGCTTCGTCTTTGGTCTGCTCCCTTTCCCCTGCCAGGTCTATGCCGGCGGTGTAAATCTTACCGGGCTCTGGCTCCTTAAGGCGGGGGTGTGAGCTCATCATTGAAACAATCTGCTGGCGGGTCAGGAAGCCTCCCCCTCCACTAATAGGCAATAACATGTATTGGGTTCTGAAGAGAGGATGCTCTTCACCTAGTCTAGCCCGCTCGCTCTCGACATATCTCTTGTAATCTGGATTGTGCCTGGATACTTCCTGCCAGTCATATCGGAAGTGACGCTTGATGCCGTCCTTCCGCTCAAGCTCAATGTTGGTCTGCTTAATCTCCTCT